TTCTCTTTGCAACAAGCGCCTCCCATCGTCTTCAAGGAAGGCTTTAAAATATTTAAATTCTCGGGGCATAACCCAGAAAGACATAAGAAATTGGAAAATTGGATACAGTACAGGAGGTAAATATGGGGGCCGGATTATTATTCCCAGTTATAATTGGGAAGGTGATGCTAATTATTTTATTGCTCGTTCTTTTCTGGGCGATTGGAGACGATACTTGAACCCACCAGTAGGCAGAGATATTGTGTTTAATGAACTTTATGTTGATTGGGATGAGGAAGTTGTGTTAGTTGAGGGCGTTTTTGACGCTATTATCGCAGGTTCCAACGCAATACCCATTTTAGGGTCTACTTTGCGTGAAAACTCTCGCTTATTTCAACAGATTGTGTTAAACGATACTCCAGTCTACTTAGCACTTGACAAAGATGTTGAAAGCAAAAGGAATTGGATAATCAAGTCCTTTTTGAGGTATGACATCGAGTTGTATATAATTGACACATCTGATTACGATGATGTTGGCTCTATGACTCGTGAGCAGTTTCTTGAAAAGAAAGAGAAAGCAATCTTGGCAGACTTAGATGAAATAATGATTTTTGACAAATTAAGAGCAATTTAATGGAAGTAGGAGATTTGGTTACAATTAACAATGATTTTAGAAATCCTAAGTTAACATACTATTTAACAGCCCAGCATTCATTTGATGATATAGGAATTATAACATGTGTTATGGTTTATTCCTGTACGGTTTACTGGATTAATAAAGAGGTTTCAACATCGATTGCTAAACCAATTTTAATGAAAATTTCTTGACAAATTATAACCAATCGGTTATATTATAAACACTCAACAAAAGGAGACTAGAATGAGTATTTTACTTTATAGCATGTTGTTTGCATGCTCAGGCGACAAAGCCGACGACACAGCAGTTGCTGATGAACCAGCAACCGAACCAGCGACAGAGCCTGCGACAGAGCCAGCAGTAGAACCAGTTGATTCTGGAGACACAGGCGAAGATACAGGTGCTGAAGATACAGCACAAGACTCAGGAGGTGAATAATGAGTATTTTACTATCAATCCTAATCGCATGTGGCGGAGACGCTACTGAGACAACTGAAGTTGCGGAAACAACCACGACGGAAACAACCATAGTCGTTGAAACAACAACAACTGATAATGGTGGAACCGAAGAGGTTACAACTGAAACAACTGGTACTACTGAAACCGAAGGTGTAACAACCGTAAATGAAGGTACAACAGAAGTCACCAATGGCGATAACGAAACTACAATAGTTAACGAGTAGTTTATAGGGTTAGCGGCTCCCTTCAAAAGCCGCTCTTTTTTTATGGAGAACAAATGAAAGAAATCAGTGACGGAAATTTTATATCAGCAATCAATAACCAAGACTTATGTGTTGTTGACTTTTATGCGAATTGGTGTATGCCATGTAAGATAATGGATAAGGAAGTAAGCCATATCGATGAGACTAACGCAGATATAGGCGTTTATAAATTTAATGTTGATAAAGGCGTAGGAGTTTGGAGTAAAGTAAAAGAAGAATTTTCAGTTCGTTCTATACCTTTTCTAGTTTTTTATCGTAATGGAAAGCCTATACACTCGGCAGTTGGATATAAAAATGCAGCCCAAATTCAAGAAATACTTGACAACCTTTCCTAAACAGGATACATTATAGATAACAAAGGAGAACTTATGCTAGCTTGCCATATTAGTGACACACATATACGAAACTTAAAATACCACTGGGAATACAGGCAATCTTTTGCCGATCTATACAACAAATTGCGAGACCAAAAACCAGATGTCATTATCCATACGGGAGACATCGCACACACAAAAACTCAACTCTCTCCGGAGTATTTTGAGCTAACAGCAGAGTTCTTGTCTACATTGGCAGACATTGCTCCTGTAATTATAATCGCAGGTAACCACGATGGAAACCTCAAGAACCCAGATCGCCAAGATGCGATCACACCTATCGTAACTGCTCTTCAACATCCGAACTTAACATTTCTTAAGAATTCCGGTGAGTACCAGTTTAACAATGAAATCACATTCAATGTCCTCTCTGTCTTTGACCGAGAGAATTGGGTTCAACCCACAGATTTATCAAAAATCAACATTGCTCTTTACCATGGTTCCATCTCAGGATGTGAGACAGGACAAGGCTTTAAAATAAGAGATGGTGATGATACATCCGAAATCTTTAAGGATTTTGATTATGCCTTCCTTGGCGACATTCATAAACCACAGGTTATGGATAGAGAAGGTCGTGTCAGATATGCTGGTTCGACTTGCCAACAGAATTATGGAGAAGACCCACGAAAAGGTTATCTTCTTTGGAACATTCAAAGCAAAGATGAGTTCTCCGTAAGGCACGAGGTTCTTGTTAATCCAAGGCCATTTCTCACAATCAACCTAACAGAAGATGGAGAACTACCAGAGACACATATTCCTCCGAATGCTCGGCTTCGTGTTGTGTCACGATATAACATTCCCCTTACAAAGCTAAGACAAGCTGTTGATGCCGCAGAAACTAAGTGGCGACCATTCAGTGTTACTTTTGTAAACAAAGGCGCAGGTTCTAACAGCCAGAACCAAGGCATGCTTGCCGATGGTCGCTTTGAAAATCTTAGAGACATTCAGGTTCAAGAAGAGATGATTGAAGAATTCCTTGCCGATAAAGAGTTGGGTGAAGGAGTATTAGAGAAAGTCCTTGAGCACAATAAAAACTATAATAGAATCGCAGAGGAACAAGAAGATGTCTCTCGTAATGTTATATGGTCCATTAAAGAAATGCAATGGGATAATCTTTTTAACTACGGAGAGAAGAATAAGATTTCTTTTGAAAACCTCAACGGAATCGTCGGGATCTTCGGAAAGAATTATTCAGGCAAGTCCTCTATTGTGGATTCCGCTCTCTATTCTATCTTCAACGATACATCCAAAGGTGAGCGAAAAAATGTCCATGTTATCAATCAAAATAAAGACCAAGCCCGAGGCCGTATTGACATCCAAGTTGGTGACAACCTCTATAGAATTACCCGCGATTTGGCAAAGATTACCTCTAGTTCGAACAAAGTATCAGCCAAAGTGGAACTTGACTTTGCTGTCTTTGATGGCACCGAATGGCAACCATTGAATGGAACAACACGCAATGAAACTGATGCTAATATTAGAAGACACTTCGGGACCATTGAAGATTTTCTTTTGACCTCGATGGCTTCTCAGATGGACTCTCTGTCTTTTGTTAAAGAGGGCTCGACCAAACGAAAAGAGATTCTCGCAAAGTTCCTTGACCTTGATTTGTTTGACGCTAAATTTAAATTAGCAAAAAAAGATACAACGGAAACAAAATCTGTTATCAAGCATCTTCGCTCAATGAATTGGGATCTTGAGATTCAGAAGAAACAAGACATTCTTGATGATATCGAGATTGATATTATAGCAAATAATACAAGATGTAAACAAATTGATTCTGATCTTACGCTCACAAGCGCAGAACTTAAAGCACTAGAAGAGGCAATTAACGCAATCCCTGCTGAAATTATTGATATTAATAAAGTTAACGCATCGATTGCTAGAAAGCAAGATCAAATAGCATCACTGACCTCTAAAAACTTCGCTTTGATGGCTAAAACTTATGATAATAAGCAAACTTTATCACAAGTAACTACCTTCGTTGATACATTCGACCTTGAAGTACTGAACCAAGAAAAACAAAGGCATAATGACCTTGTTTGTGAAAAATCTTCAAATTCTTCGGACATTCGTGGACTATCTACCACAATTTTAAACGAGGAGAAGAAAATGAAACTCCTCGATGGCATACCCTGCGGGGATTCTTTCCCAACCTGTAAATTTATTGCTGATGCCGTAAAAGCTCAAGAAGGAATATCAGATTTGAAAGAGAGAATGGCAAACTTAAAAATGGTTAGCGAAAACATCGAAGCCAAAATTTCAACTCTCAACATTGATGAGGTTGAAGAGAAAATCGCTTCTTATTATTCAATCGTATCTCGCAAAGAGAATTTACAAACAGAAATTGAACGAGACGAATTACAAGTCGAGAACAATAAAAAACAAATTAAAATTATAAATAATGATCTTGAAACCCTTTTCTCAACTCAAAGTCTCTATGAAGAAAATAAAGAAGCCATTGAAAATAAAGAGTCATATCTCACTCAGCGAGATCATTATGTCCAAAAGAAGCAACATCTTCAAAAAGAGAATGAACAATGTAAAGTTTCTCTTCAAGAGTTTTATATTGAGAAAGGCTCAACGCAACAAGCCATTGATGGTTATACTGAGCGAAAAGCAGAGCTTGAGGACAAAGAAAAAGAATTCATTGCTCAAGATTTGTTTCTAGAATGTATGCATTCAAACGGCATTGCCTACAATGTCATTCGTCAAATGCTTCCGGTCCTTAACGAAGAGATTGCCAAAATCTTAACCAACATCGTTGATTTTGAAGTATTCTTTGTTGACAACGGAAAATCATTAGACATCATGCTTAAGCATCCCAAATACGATGGAAGACCATTATCAATGGGCTCTGGCGCCGAAAAGACATTATCAGCAATGGCAATACGATTAGCTCTGATTTCAATAACAAATTTACCAAAATCAGAATTATTCATCTTAGACGAACCAGCAACAGCTTTAGATCAAGAGCATATGGATGGTTTTATTAAAATGTTAGAAATGATCAAATGTCAATTCAAGACTGTCTTATTAATCTCGCATCTAGATTCTCTTAAAGATTGTGTTGAACAAACTATTGATATACAAAAGAAAGATGGCTATGCTTTTGTAAATATTTAAATACGGCTTTACTTCTTATAAATGACTATTTAGTGTAAAATAAGGGTATGCTTACAATGAAAATAACAAAAGAAGAACTTTCTAACATTATCAGAGAAGAAACAGCAGCTTGTCTTGCAGAATATGAAAAAGAGAAAGGTGCTGACGGCAAAGCTTGTTGGGACGGCTATAAGCATGCTGGAACCGAAGATGGAAAAGATAAATGCGTCAAGATGGAAGAAGCAGAAACCATAGATGAAGAAACCGACAAAGATCGTATGGCTTGTAATAAACCTCGTTATATAAAAAAGGGTGAACCGGGCCACGGTAAGAAGCAAAAGGTTGTAAAAGCTTGCGATAAGGGCAAAGAAAATATTGTTCGTTTTGGTGATGCTAACATGAGAAACAATAGTGATAAACCTAAAAATAAAACAAACTTTAGAAAAAGACATAATTGTAAAGACAAAAAAGATAAAACAAAAGCTGGCTATTGGTCATGTAAGGATTGGTAAAATGAAATTAACAAAAGAAGCTTTAAAGCAAATAATCAAAGAAGAACTTGAAGGAGTTCTTGAAGCGTATATGGGACCAATGGGACCACGAGGAAGAGGCGGCTATAAGCCATCGGGTCAACAAGCACGAATGGCCCCTGATCTAGCCTTCAAATTATTATCTTTCGGATGGAATGAGCTTGAGGAAGATCAAAGGCAAGAAATAGAAGCCTTGGCGAAAAGGCAAGCCGACATTGGCAAAACTAAACTTCGTGATGCTGTCGCGAAGGCGAAGAAGCCAGAAGTGGAAGAAGGTATGCTGGGGAAATTTAGAGATGCTATCATGGGACCTGAAACTGAAAAAGATAAGAAGGACGCAAAAGTCCGTCAACAAAAGATGCAAACTAGAAAAACGCAAACCCCGTCTTCAAGCATGAAGCTCCGTGGTCCATTTGAAGAGGACAAAAAATAATGGATAAAGAACAAATAAAAGAACTTGGTGAAAAAGCTAAAGAAGAACTCAACGAACTCAAGGAAGATGTCAAAGAACGACTTGAGAGCGATGGAGTTTCTCTAGCAAAAGAAAAAGTCAAAGAGGTTGCTAAAAAAGTATCAACTAAAAATTCTTTGTTAGACAAAATGCTTGGGAAAATTATCTCTCGTAAATTGCTTGTATTTGTTACAGCAACTGTACTTCTCGCACAATACGGCCTTGATCCAGACACTTGGGGAATGATTGCTATTGTTTATATCGGCGGACAATCTGTCGTCGATACAATGAAGATGTGGCGACATGGAAGATAATGAACCTACTCAAGCTTCGTAAGTACTGGCAACTTACTTGCTCTTTTGCCAAAGCGCATTGGAGAGGGTTAGTTGTGGGTGCTGCGATGTTGCTGTGCTATTTCTACGGAAAGAAAGTAGAAAAGAAAATGAAGTTAGATAGAGCCATGGCCTTGGCTCAATGGGATAAAGACAAAAAAGAAATTGAAAGATCTTATGAGTCTGAAATGGCCAAGAAAGCCAAAGCCAAAGAAAAATATGATGCCGCCATGCTAAAGGCCGAAGAAGCTAGAAAAAATGCAACCGATGAATTTGACAGAGTAAAGGCAGCAGAATTAAAGAAAATGATTAAGAAAGCCAAGTCCGACCCTGATGAGATTGATCGAATTCTTGAGGACAGCTTAGGGATAAAGAAAGTATGATTTTATTATTATGGGCATCTCTTGCTTGGGGCGAAGCACAATTCACCCAACTAGAAGAAGGTGATGTTGCTCCGTTTGCTGGTCGCTTATTGAACGATGAAGCAATTTCAAAGCTTTTAGTAGATCAACAATTAGCTGGCGATGAATGCCAAATTGCGGTGGACTATGAGCTAGACATTGCTATGGCTCAATGGAGCTATCGAATGTCAATTCAAGAGCTAACCCTTGAAGGAAAGATCGAAAGATCAGAAGCTCTTGTTGAGTCTCAAAAAGAACAAATAGTATATCTCCAACAACAAGTTAAACCAGCGAAGCCATTTATTTGGATCACAACGGGATTTATCGTTGGAACATTATCTTCGTTAGGAATTTACCATTCTGTTAAGGATTAGCCATGAGAGTAAAAATAAAAAGAAATATTAAAGAAGGCCCCAAAGAACTGACTCCGTTTAAGCTTTCTAATACACAAGACAAGATAGCCAAACAGATAGAAGAGTTCTATGCGAAAAAGAAAAGATACAGCGGCATTGAAGAGATAGGCGAATGGAAAGGCTATGAACTTCGCAAGATAGTTGGTAAATTTGATAATACACACAGATGGTTCTTATACGATGATGGAGAGCCAAAACTTTTTGTTAAGTTCTCCGGCTATGGCGATCCACAATCGTCAGAGTATGGATTACAAATAAATAACATCCGCAAGACCAAAGGTGCTGAAGGTGAATTCAAAGCTAGTGATTTCTATAAGTTCCTCATGGAACAAGAAGATATAAACCCAAATGGTATCTTATACAGCGATAGCCAACAAACTCCCGGCGGTAAAGAAATTTGGGATAGACTGAGAGCAGACTCTCTGAGAGCAGACTCTAAAATTGATTTTAAAGACCTCGGCAATGTTTATCGAGCGAAATTTAAGGCAGAAGAATCATGAGAATAAAAATAATAAGATCATCTAGCAAACTTGCATGCCCAAAGGCAACACAAGATTTAGAATTAAATACAAAAAATAGAGATGCTTCTATTGAAGCAGAGCACATACAATACGGACCTCTAAACTTGACTGACGAAGGCTATTGGGAAAGAGCAGCAGATCATTGGAACACCGATGTAAAGACAGCCAAACAATCATTGTGCGGCAATTGCGTTGCATTTGATATTAGCCCTCGTATGGAAGAGTGCATGCCCGGTGAAGTATCTGACGGAGATGGAAAACTTGGTTATTGTTGGATGCATCATTTCAAATGCCATAGTGCTCGCACATGTTACACTTGGGCCGATGGTGGTCCGATAAAAGAAGATAAAATATCAAATGATTGGCAGAAAAAATCGGAGGACTAATGTCGAAAGATCCAAATTATGTTGTAAAAATAGAACAAGCGATAGCTGAAAAATACGGTGAAGAAACAATCCAAAATCCTAAAAAAACTTGGACCGATGAGAAAGAAAAACAATATATATCTCAGCTTAAGGATTTTTATTCTCCATCTGGTAGCGATGAAGAATTTGAGAAGAAAGAAATAAATGGTGTTTTAATACCAAAAAAACTACTTAATAGTGATTCTAATCGCTCATGTCCTGTTTGTTCTGTTTATACTACTAAATCACAAGACGATCTTTATTTTACTAAGTTTAGTTGTTGTTTTAAGTGTTATGTACAATGGGTAGAAGGCCGAGAAGAAAGATGGAAAACCGGCTGGAGACCAAGCAAATGAAACTTACAACAAAAATTCTTAAGCAAATGATTGCTGAAGAGATGAACAATGCGGCACCTATTAAAGAAGGTTATAAAGAAGCCTTGGGTGAATTTCAAAATTTAGTACAAGAGTACAGCCTTAGTCGCGAAGACATTCTTGGAATAGCTGATATGCTTTTCCCTATAGACGAACAGCAATTGTCCGAGGGTATGGAAAATATTACTCCTGAGAATTTAGAACTTGTTCTGGATGCCGTAGTAAAAATGGCTGGTATTTTTGGACCAGCAATTATGGCTACTGTAACAGGGTCAGCAGTTTATAAACAAATCATGGGACGGAAAGCTGAAATTGATCAAGAAGCCGGATTAGATGAAACGAAGGTTAAAGAGGAATTATAATATGAGTTCAACAACATTAGAAATTATACAAGGTCTTGCTCAAGCAGCCTCAAGAGCATACGATGGCGCTCATGTCGCTGATTACAACGACGATGGCCGTGAAAGATCTGCCGGTCTCAAAAGAGAAGAAGGAAACCCAATTATTGATAGTCGTGTTATTGATGGTTTCAAAGTTCGCTTTTCTGGTCCAACGATGATCTTAACCTATCAGTCTGAGATCAAACTGAAAGAAGTTTATGCTGGTGGGTTTGAAAACGACATCGACAGACAACTAAACGAAATCAAAAAGTTTTTACAAAAAGAATATAAAGTTATAACAGGCAACCCAATCACATTGACTAAAGATGGAGAAAGCAATATTCTTGTTCAATCTTCATCTCGTGTACACTCTTGGGTTCAAGCGACCCAAGTTTATAAAATTGGTAAAATTGATGCTGAAGGAATTCTTCAGCCATCTGAGCCAACAGTTCGTGAGGTCACAAAGAAGTTTTTAAAACAAGCAAAAGCTAAACGACCGAGCAACGATACAAGGAAATAATGGGATTTGAGTTATCAAAGAAGGAAATTGTAAAGGAAATTGTAAAATCTGGTAAAGATCCGGTTTACTTTATAAACAACTATTGTCGTATTTCCCATCCCCTTAGAGGACTGATACCTTTCAAAACCTTCCCCTACCAAGATGATTTGGTACAAGATTTTAATGATTTCCGTTTTTCGGTTATTCTCAAAGCCCGACAGCTAGGCATCTCAACGATTACTGCCGCCTACATTGTCTGGCTTATTTTATTTCACCGTGATAAGAATGTCATGGTATTGGCAACGAAATTTGCCACGGCTGCCAACTTGGTAAAGAAAGTAAAAGCAATGATGAAGAATCTACCAGACTGGATTCGCATCACAGATATCTCAATTGATAACAGAACTTCGTTTGAGTTAACCAATGGCTCACAGATTAAAGCCTCGTCAACCTCTGGTGATGCTGGTCGTTCGGAAGCCCTCTCCCTCCTCGTAATTGACGAGGCTGCTTTTGTTGATGGCCTTGATGAACTCTGGACTGCTCTCTATCCTACTCTATCAACTGGTGGTCGTTGTATAGCCCTTTCAACGCCTAACGGTGTCGGTAACTGGTTTCACAAGACCTTTGTTGATGCTGAGGACAATCAAAACGATTTCAAATCTGTCGTACTCCCATGGGAGGTACACCCAGAGCGAGATCAAGAATGGTTTAGAAATGAAACCAAAAACATGTCGCGTCGTCAGATAGCACAAGAGCTTGAATGTAACTTCAACTCATCTGGTGAAAATGTTCTTAATTCCGAAGATATGGAATGGGTCCACACTTGTGTGAGCGATCCTGTCTATCGGGTAGGCTTTGATAGAAATTTCTGGATTTGGGAGAAGTATCAAGATGATTCTAAATATTTGCTGGTGGCTGATGTGGCTCGTGGTGATGGAGCAGATTATTCGGTTTTTCATATCATCAAGCTTGGGACAATGGAAATAGTTGCGGAGTATCAAGGTAAGCCATCTCTTGACTTATATTCCGACATTCTCTTTGATGCTGGTAATGAATACGGCAAATGCCTTTTAGTTGTCGAGAACAATGGAATTGGCATTTCGGTTTTAGAAAAGCTAATCTTAAAAAATTACTCTAATCTCTACTATTCAATTAAAGGATCGCACGAATTCATCGAGCAACATAAGGCGGATTATGTATCCAATTCAGTTCCCGGCTTTACTAACTCTTCAAAAACTAGGCCACTAATTATAGCGAAAATGGAAGAGTACATAAGAAACAAACTAATTACTGTTAGATCTTCACGACTTTTTCATGAATTCAAGACTTTTATTTGGCATAATGGGAGACCACAAGCAATGCGATCATACCACGATGATCTGGTTATGGCGTTATCAATCGCATGCTGGGTTCGAGATACAGCGATAGAAGTAGACCAACGAGATGTAGCCTATAAGAAAGCAATGATGGGCGGCATGATGATGTCTAAAACTCAAATGCAAACCACCATTAAGGGCCAATCGGCTCATAAAGAAGATTTTTATAATAAGCATAAAGATTCTATACAACAGACTAAAGACTTTGTATGGATTTTTAAAGGATAGAAGATGGCATCACGAAAAAAAACAAGAAATGGTAAAAACCCAAACAACGAAAATAATGAATTATTCAAAGCGCTGACTAGATTATTTTCAGGACCTATTGTAACTCGACGGACTCAAACGGGTCGTGATTTACGACGACGACATTTAGATGTCTACGCCAGTCAGTTCCGTACACCTTCTGGACAACAATTTAAAAAAATTGATCAGTATAGTCCACTAACTCAACTCGGAGCCAATATGGTTGCTAATCGCAACCGATCCGAAAGATATATAGATTTTGACGAGATGGAGTATACACCAGAGATTGCTTCGTCATTAGACATCTATGCGGATGAAATGACAACACACTCAGCCTTACAGCCCATGCTTAATGTTAAGTGTACTAACGAAGAAATTAACTATCTTCTTCAAAACCTTTATCACAAAGTTCTTAATATAGATTACAACCTTTTTGGATGGTGTCGTACCATGTGTAAATACGGAGACCTATTTCTTTATTTAGACATTGATGATAAAATGGGAATCCAAAATGTAATTGGCTTACCTCCTCAAGAGATCGAAAGATTAGAAGGCGAAGATCCTGCTAATCCTAATTATGTTCAATACCAATGGAATTCCGGTGGACTTACCCTTGAAAACTGGCAAGTTGCTCATTTTCGTATTTTAGGTAATGACAAATTTGTGCCTTATGGAACTTCTGTATTAGAACCAGCTAGAAGGATTTGGAGACAATTGATTTTACTTGAAGATGCGATGATGGCATATCGAATTGTTCGATCTCCTGAGCGTCGTGTTTTTAAAATCGATGTTGGTAACATCGCACCTGAAGATGTAGAACAATACATGCAGAAGGTTATGACTCAGATGAAGAGACACCAAGTTGTTGATCCATCAACTGGTCGTGTAGACCTTCGCTACAATCCTCTTTCAATTGAAGAAGATTATTTTATTCCTGTCCGAGGCGGCAGTACCTCAGAAATCTCTAATTTACCCGGAGGACAATTTACTGCTCAGATAGAAGATGTTAAATATTTACGAGACAAACTCTTTTCAGCTTTAAAGGTACCTCAATCATATCTATCGATGGGAGAAGGAGCAACTGAAGATAAAACAACCTTAGCTCAAAAAGATATTCGATTTGCTAGAACAATTCAAAGACTACAGAGAGTGGCTATTTCTGAATTAGAAAAAATTGGAATTATTCACTTATATACTTTAGGATTTAGAGGCGATGATCTTCTTAGCTTTAAACTATCTCTTAACAACCCATCAAAGATAGCTGAACTTCAAGAGCTAGAACACTGGAAACAGAAGTTTGAAGTTGCCGCTGCTGCTACTGAAGGATACTTTTCAAAGCGCTGGGTCGCAGAAAATATGTTTGGAATGTCCGCAGACGAATTTGTTCGTAATCAACGAGAGATTTTCCATGATAAGAAATTTTCTGTTGCTCTTGAAAATGTAGGACAACCAGATGAAGAAGCCGGAGGCGGCGGTGGTGGCCTTGGAGATCTTGGCGACCTTGGTGGAGATGACCTTGGTGGTGATGAAGATTTAGGTGATCTTGACTTAGGTGCTGGTGACGAAGGTGAAACAGAAGATGCTGGTGGTGACGAGGAAACAACCCTTTTAGCCACACCTCCCGCCAACAGAGATGATGGCAAGCGAGGACCTTATAAAAGACACAAATCTTCATATGATAAAGGAAGATTAACAAAGAATTATAAGAATGTCGCTACTTCGGGTGAAGTCCGTGGATCAACCAAAAGAACCACCTTTCCGGGTAAGATGGGAGATAGCGGTCTTGACTCTTTAACTAAAGGAATGTTTGAAGAAATAATAGTGCATGAGGATTTAGAAGAGAAAAAACTATTTAAAACAAACAATGAGATTAAAAGTTTACTAGAAAGCTTAATTATTAGGGATGACGAAGATGAAACATAATAAGAAAAGAAATACCGCTTTTCTTTACGAGTGCTTAGTTAAAGAATTAACAAAGGCAATTGTTAGAAATCAAGATGAAAGAAAACAAAAAATAGTAGAGATACTAAAGAATTATTTTTCATCAGGAACAGTCCTTAAAGAGGAATTAAAAATTTATAGTTCTCTTCTTGAGGGAACAGGTCACACAGATAATTCTCAATCTCTTAGGGTAATCTACGAGATCAAGAAAGATTATGAAAATTTAGATCGCAAGAAAGTCTTCAATGTACAGACTACCTTGATTAAACAAATAAACGAAACATTCACTCCAAAAATCTTTTCTAATTTTGTGCCCAATTATAAAAACATAGCTACTGCTGGGCTATTTTTTAATCAATCAAGGCTCCCTGCCAAAAAGCGACTTTTAATTGAAAAGCGTGTAATAGAGTTTCGTATTGAAAAATTAAATGAATCCAAAATGCAACACATAGACAATCTTACTTATAAGACTTTTGTCAACAAATTTAACGAAACCTATTCCGAATCGTTGAGACCGGAACAAAGAGATTTATTAACTAATTTTATTGTGTCTTTCTCGGACAATGGCTTAGGTTTAAAATCTCATATGAATGAAGAGATAGGAAGATTGAAAAAATCTTTATTAAATCTTGAAAATAATACATATGTCGATAATGCTCAAAAAGTTGTCGATAAACTCAATAATTTTAGCAAAAGGCGCATAGACGAACAAATGCTTAGGGATCTCTTTTACATCCAAGATTTAGTCTATGAGGTAAAGAAAAATGGCAATTAATGTTAAATTAGCAGGTAGTTCCCAACTGCCTCCTCCCGATACTTCAATCAGTGTCTCAATTAATCCTTCTTCGCCTAAAATTGGAGTTGCCTTAAACAACCCAAAAATAAATGAAGTTAAATTTAATTTAAATATTCGTGAAGCAAATAATGGTGATTTAATGATTTTTGATCATCCTGAAATTGATATTGTGGTTATGGTAGAGCAAAAAAAGGTTATGACATTTGCTAAAGATTTAGCAACAGATACAGTTTATGGAACTTCTAGTCGTCTTATGGAAAGACTTCGACGAAAAGGAATACTTCAATTTGACACCATACAGGGTGGGAATATCTATGGTTCTCTAGAGGGAATCATGTTAGAAATGAAAAACACTGAAAAGAAAGATAATTTAATTCCACTAGTTCTCAACCAGATTTCAGAATGGATTGAAGAAGAACGACCGGCATGGGTTAGCATGGAAGATTATGAACAAATGTATGATGATTATTTAACCCATCCTGATGCTGAAGATTCAACAGCACTTGGCAAGGTCCCCGAAAAAGCAGAGAAAGGCTCAATCCGCCCTTACATTTTCGGCGCCTATCCATACGGGGGCTATTACTAGAGATGAATATAAGCTTTTTAGAATTTGACGCAGGCTGGCTTTGGTTTATCCTCGCCGCATACGGCCTCACACAAATTCTTGTTTATGGATCAGTCTTTGATAAAATCCGTCCTGCTAAGGATGCTTATCGTGGCTGGGGTAAAGTTTGGCATTGTCCTATGTGTATGGGTTTTTGGGTTGGTGCCCTTTTATTCACCTTAAACGGCTTTACCGAACTATTTACATTTGATTATACATTCGCAAACTTTTTAATTTGCGGGTGGATGGCATCAGGAACATCGTATTTTTTGAGTATGCTTGTGAACGATGACGGAATAAAGATTAACACTAAGGAGCAATCATGACTAAGAAATGGATGTTACAACCAGTTCGTCGCTGTTGCAGCGGGTCCTAACTCGGGCGGGTAGCGCCCGTTTGAATTTTATGAGAGACTAACAATGAAACTTACAAAAGAAAGACTTAAACAAATTATTAAAGAAGAAATAAGCAAGGTTACTGAAGTATATGGTAATTATATTCCCGGTGAGACAGCACCCGGAAATACTGATATGGGTTACGGCAAGGCTCCGCAAGACGATCTTGAGCCGAATGCTCCACGAGAAATTACTGTTGATGAAAGAGAACAACTAGAATCTATAGTCAGACTAATGACTTCTGATGAGCTTGTAGATCTTATGAGTAAGTTGGATGATGAAACAAAAAAACTTGTAATGAAAGACTTTTTGGGACAATCAGGACGCAACAATGAATTTGGTAATCCAGCTTATGATTTAGAGCGATAAAATGTCTAAGAAACTTTTACAAGAATATTACGAACTATGCCCCGATGGTATGTGTCCCGACCTTCTCACCGAAAGAGAGAAGAAAGAGATCTCCAATGGAGCAATGTATTTAACAGGCCGTATTCAGACTGCCGACAAGCAGAACGGAAATGGACGAGTGTATCCTTTTGAAGTCCTAAAGCGTGAGGTCGATAATTATAAAAAGATTGTTGCCGACCATCGTGCTTGTGGAGAACTTGATCATCCAGATGACTCTGTGGTGAATCTCAAGAATGTATCACACATGATTGTTGATTGCTGGTGGGAAGGAAAAGATGTAATGGGCAAAATGAAAGTCCTTGACACTCCTTCTGGCAAGACACTAAAAGAACTTATAAATGCTGGAGTTAAGCTCGGCATATCTTCTCGCGGACTTGGGTCTGTTAGAGAAAGCATGGGCAAGACAGTTGTTGAAAATGATTTCCAATTAATCTGCTTTGATATTGTCTCAGAACCATCAACTCCAAATGCTTTTGTCTCACCAGACAAGCAAGCAGCATCTCCCATGAGAATGCGAGAGAACAAACAAAATACAATTGACGATCTATTTAACAAGATCTTGAGGGATTAATGGATAAAAAAGAATTAAAGAAAATGCTTAAGCCTTTAATTAAAGAGTGCATCAAAGAAGTAATGTTCGAAGATGGCACTCTTTCCACTATTATTAGTGAAGTTATGAAAGGTACAGGAGCTTCTCAACCAATTGTTGAGAATAGACGGCCAAAAACTCCTCAAGTACAAACTCGTTTGGAAAGTGACGACGAGGCTAAAGCAAGAATTAAAGCAAAACAACAAAAGCTCATGGAAGCAATGGGAACCGGTGCCTACAATGGCGTTAATCTTTTTGAAGGAACCACTCCAGCGCCGTCACCATCGTCAGCTAAGGGACAAGGTGCTCTATCCGGAGTTGCCTCAAATGACTCTGGAGTTGACATTACTAAACTAATGGGCAAAACATCAGCCATTTGGCACAAGATGAAAGAGAAAAAAAATGGGATATAATTATCAATACAAATTAAAAAGAGGTGAAGATGTCGCCCGAGCAATCAAAAAGTTTTCACGCAAATGTAAGAAACTTGGTATTGTTCAAGAAATACGAGATCGTAGACATTATATAAAACCTTCAATGAAAAAGAGACTCGCTAAAAAACGAGCCATTGCGCGTCATCGTAAAGAACTGGCAAAACAAAGAAAATCAACTAATTAATACGGTAGGAGTGTAAAATGTCTAATATTTATAGTGCTGGTTTAAGCAATGTGGGATCATATCAAGTAAGTGGAATACCATTCTTGTCAGGGACATTAGATGCTACTAATGGGTTACTTATAGATTTTCCTTATGTTTCGAGATGGGTAGTAGTACACAATTCTGGCACAGTCGGCGGTCCCGGATTAAATATTACGCTTAATCCAAATACCAATGTAAATGTTTATACTATTCAGGCTGGACAACAATCTCCAAGACTGGAATTAAAATTAACTGGACTAGCCTTAGAAGGCGGTGTTGCTGGTGGTGTATCTGTTATAGCTGGATTAACTAATCTTCCTGTATCAAGAATAAATAACATCAGCCCATCAGGTTCTAACTGGTCAGGCTCTGTTGGAGTAGGTTAATGGCTGAATTTGGCTGGGCTTATATTGAGTGCTCAAGTTCTGGTGGTGGCAGTGGTTCTGGGTCAGCAGCCGCTGGCCCAACTGGATCTGTCCAGTTCAAACATGCTGGTATCTCAATCACTGGTTCAGATTACTTTATTTTTCATACTGCCTCTGCTCCTTTCGAATTAAGGCTTACTGGTACTCTATCTGTCAGCGGAACTATTAATGCGAACGAACTTAATATTAATGTAACCAATAAAAGTGTCATTAATCTTGATGTCTCTGGTAATACTAAGTTCGGAGACACTGAAGATGATACTCACCAATATACAGGAAGCTTCTTTATTAGTGGAGCAATGTATAAGACATTTAAAGAAGTAACAGGCCCTCTGGGCACAATTTATTCAGCTAGCATTGCGGATTATTATATTGGTGTTAGTGGTAGTAATAGCTATATCATACGACTTCCTAGCGCTAGTGCTGGAACTGCTGGTAGAACTTTAGTAATTAAAGATGAATGGAATTCTGGAAGTGCCCGTGTTGGAGACCCAATTACGGTTTACCCAGCCCATCTTTCTAGTGATTTAATTGATGGCTCTACGCAGTATTTGATTGAAGGAACAGAAATGGCAGCTATTTCTTTATACTCGACAGGTAACGGTCACTGGTTTGTATTCTAATTCAGAGAGGTAATTAAAAATGAGTTATAATATAATTACCGGCTCTGTGACGACCACTGGATTAGAAATTTCTGGTGCTTTCAGCGGATCATACATGGGTGATGGCGCAGCTTTAACAAGTGTAAGTCACTTCGGTCAAATTGATTTTGATCAACAGAGAGTTGCTTTATTTTCTAATACAGCCGATTCTTTTGGAGAATTAGATTTAAAAGGCGTAAGCGGATTTAATTATTTAACCTCAAGCAATACCTTAGAAGTTCCCGGTACTGGTTCATTTCCTCGTCTTAATTTGCTAGATATACAATCTGGAAGTGTGCCAATTGAAAGATACTTGGGTATAACACACGCTGGTGAAGTGGTCTTAACTTCTTCTACTGGTGGTGGTATCCTAACCTCGGGTTCTGGCCCGATTAACTCAGTCCAAATCCATACAGGTGCTGGAATGCTATCTGGGTCAGCATCGCTTTTATTTAACGCTTCTACAAACACAATGGTATTAACCGGAACCTTAGATGTCTCTGGAGCAATTAACGCCAATGAACTCAACATTAATGTAACTAATAAAAATGTCATTAATTTAGATGTCTCGGGCTCGACGAAGTTTGGAGACACTCCAGACGACACCCATCAATTAACAGGCAGTGTTTTAATAAGTGGTTCATTAGCGGCAACGCATAGAGTCATTAGTGTTTCTTCATATACTATTTTGTATACAGACTATTTGGTTGGCGTAAATACACAAACGATTAGTGCTATTTGTACTTTAACTTTGCCTCTTGCCAATACTTTACCAGATGGGCAAATGTTAGTTATAAAAGATGAACAAGGATCAGCAAATACTTGGAATATTAAAGTTACTTCTAGTGGTGCCGATACTATTGACGGCCAAAGCAGTATTATGTTGGAATCGTCCTATGGTGCCCTAAACCTATATACCAATGGAAATGATAAATATTTTATTTATTAATGTAAATTAGGAATTTATAAGTCTATTTAAAGTAGCGCCAGTGATGTCTCTAAAACCCTGTGTTGACGGGCATCACAGCCATGGCGCGTTTTATGGAGGATATAAATTATGGCTTATAAATTTCAATTAGGTTCCGCGCAAATGTCGGGTAACCTATTGCAAGAAGGTACACTTACTTCTGAAGGCGCTTTTGTTGGTGAAACAACAATTTCAGGTGCTGGTCAGATCGCTGGTGGATCTCTTGACATTCTAGGTGCTGCTGATATCGATGGTGCCCTTACTGCTGCTAGTATCGTTTCTGATGCTCAAGTTAATGCTGGTACAAATCTTTCTGCTGCTGGTGAAATCGCTGGTGCTTCTTTAGACATAGCAGGTGCTGCTGACTTTGACGGTGCTCTTACCGCTCTTTCTGTTGCTTCTGATTCATTTGTTAACGCTGCTACTAATGTTTCTGCTGCTGGCGAAATCGCTGGTGGTTCTTTAGACATAGCTCTTGCTGCTGATATCGATGGTGCCTTAACTGCTGGTTCTGTTGCTTCTGATGCTGCTGTTACTGCCGTAACAAATGTTTCTGCTGCTGCTCAACTTGCTGGTGACAACCTTAATCTTGGTGGTGGTAACGCTACTGTTTCTGCTGCTGGTGCTCTTTTTGCTGCTACTTCAATTTCTGGTAATTCATTAGCGCTTCACGGTGGACTTGCTAGCATTTCTGCTGGTGGTGTTATTGACTTTGCTTCTGGTGATGTTCGTGGTGCCTTAACTGCTGGTTCAGTTAGTTCTGATGCTACTGTTGTTGCTGCTACAAATGTTTCTGCTGCTGGTGAAGTTGCGGGTGGTTCACTTGATATCGCACTTGCTGCTGATATCGATGGTGCTCTTACTGCTGGTTCAGTTAGTTCTGATGCTACTGTTGTTGCTGCTACAAATGTTTCTGCTGCTGGTCAAGTTATTGGTGCAGATTTAGTTTTCGGAAATGCTGTTAAGCTCGGTGCTGATACAGTTATTGATGTAAACGCTAACATTACTGCTGGAACAGCTAACCTTTTCGCAATCTCAGGTTCTGAAACACTTCAGATCGCTGGTACTGTTCGACTTGATGGTGTTTCGAATGCTGATGCTCCGGCAATTGCTGCTGATAGTATCTATTTCTTGGATGCTACCGACAGTCTCATGAAGGCTATGACAATGAGTGAATACGCTACTGCTATCGCTGGTCCGGGTCTTACTGCTACTAACGGTCAGTTAAGTTCTGATGCTGCTGCTGCGCCAAACGGTATTGGCAATGCGAATGCTAGCTTGGTTGAAGGTTTCAACTATGGTACAACCACTTTTGATGCTGATCGTACTTGGACACTTCCAGCGTCACCATCTGCTGGTGATCTTGTTCGTGTTAAAGCTCCTAATAGTTTAGGTGGATTTAAGATTAACATTGCTCGTGGAGACGCGGGTCATTCAATTGACGGTGTTGCGGGACCAATAGAATTAGAATCAGATGCTGGTGCTCTTTCATTCGTCTATGTTGCTGCTAACGATTGGAGAATTATCTAATCATACGATTGGATTATTTTTCTATACCATTGGTATATATTTCTGTGGAGGTTGGCTTCGGCCAGCCTCCCTTTTTATTATCTAGAGCCTAATTATGGATAGTAAGAGGAAATAAAATGGCGTATTCGAAACCCAGCACAAAAATGAAGAAATTGGGATCAAAATTAATTGATACACATGAAGAACAAATAATTGTCGGAGCGAAGACTTTTAACCAATTGACAGCCTCAGTGGGTATTTCTTCTAAAGGACCAGTTGAAGCACCTTCATTCCACGGAGACGGCTCGCATTTGACAGGAATGTCTTATGTAACACCAGCAGGAAACAATGGAGAATTACAATTTAATAATGAAGGCCAATTTTCTTCAACGGAAAAAATAGTTTTTGATAATGACACCCTTAATGTCACCGGTAAAATTACTACTAATACAGTAATAGCTGATGAAATACTTGGAGATGGCGCAGGGCTCATAAATGTAAGTGTTGAATCGAAAAACATTGCTGGGATGATAACAGCAGAACAGATTAATACCCAAGGTGCTATTCAAAATATTAATGGTAATTTAGAAGTTATCCTTTCAGATAAAAGTGGACTTGTAGTAAAAGAAGGCGGCCTAGGTATTAGCTTATCAAATTTTAATCATACTAAATATTCGGATAGTCTAAGTATAATAGTTGCCAATTCAATGAATTCTAATTTTAAACTTAGTCTACAAACAATTGAAGAGCACATCAAAGCTAACGCTTCTAAATTAAAAGGTACTATCCCAAATTCTATACTTCCTAAAATTATTTATGCGAATGCCTTTGTGGGAGATGGTTCTCAATTAACTAATGTAACTGCCGAACCTGTTCCTACTGGTGAAGATTCAGAGGTTCAATTTAACTTAAACGGAACTTTTGGTTCAACTGCTAATTTTGCGTACTTAAATGATTCTAATATGCTTAAGGTTCACGGAACTGTTAATGCTTCAACTGCTGTTAAAACTAATGAAGTTCATCTCAACAGTATGATCATTGGCGGAGATATTATTATAGATACAAATAAAAACTTTAATGTAACTAGAATAAGGTGTGAAGATGCCTATGTAAATCAAAACTTAATGGTAATTGAAGATGTTATTGCGAATAAATTTATTGGCGATGGGTCAGAGTTAAGCGGATTACCCGTACAAAGCTTTGAAAATTATAAAGAAAATAGTGTTCTTTTCTGTGGCGCTTCTGAAGGTGAAATTAAGTCTTTACCCGTCATTACCTTCAATGATCCAAATTTATTGATGAATACAGATGTTAAAATCAATGGCAACTTAGTGGTAGAAAAAGAAATACAGTTTGGAATTACTACGACAAAGCCGAAGTCACAGGATATGGTTAATAATTCTGCTCAATTCTATTTAGATGAAAGTAATTCCGATCTAAGAATTAAAATTAAATTAGGTGATGGCACCATTAAAGAAGGCTCTATTTGGGTGGATTAATCTCTAATCTTCTTTTTCCTCACAAAAACACTAATTAATGGTGATAAACTATTTCTAGGAGAAATCTGAATGTCTTCAATGTTAGAACAAGCGATTATTGATGCTACCACACTTCGCGAAGCAGCACTTAAAAGTGCGGAACAGGCCATCATTGAAAAATATGCCCCTCAAATAAAAGATGCCGTTGAGCACCTATTAGAAAATAATGACCCACAACCCTCAATGGCTGTCGGATCATTTGTAAAGCACCTTGAATCTAATCAAACTGGACATATACGATCAATTGATGAAGATGGATATCAAGTCGAAGGCGTAGATGGCCAAGTTTTCTTGGCAGAAGCAGACGAGCTAGAAGAAACCGAAGTGCTTCAAGAAGAAGAAATGGGTGGAAATATTGCCTCTGTTGCAACATCTCAAGCCGTTGAAGCACCAATAGCTTCCGCTCCTGCTAGTGTCGTAGACCCTAACGCAGAAGCAGAACTCTCAATGGAGTTTGAATTTGATCCGTCCGATTTTGAAATTGATCTCGGAAGTATTCAACAACAAGCTCAAGCAGATCCAGACTCATCAGGAGAAACCCCAATTTCTACTTCTGAATTATTAGATGATCTCACTAATGAGCCAGAAATTGAAACTGATGAGAATACAATTGATGCTGAACTAGAATTACAAGAAGTTGTTGATCTTGTCTCTGAAATTCTCGCCGAAGAGGAAGAAGTGATTGAAGAAGAACTAGTTGTAGATACAAGCCAACAAAAGCATGGTTGGACAGTTACAGATGTAGGAACACGCACCTACGACCAAGAATTAAGTCTTGCAAGATTGCAAGGGACAGAAGCCAAGAAGGAAAATGAACTCCTTAACAAAGCCCTTGAAGATATCAAAGAGACAATGAATAATAATAAAAAAGATACTTTACAAATCATTGATGTTGTAAAGCAACTAAAAGAAAAACTCGATGAGACCCTTATTTCTAATGCTCGTCTTGTTTATATGAATAAAACTTTAAGCGATGCCTCCCTGAATGAGCGACAAAAACATAAAATTGTTGAAGCCATCGCAACGGCAAACTCAGCCGAAGAAGCTAAGACTCTACATGAGACTCTAACTGCTACAGTGGGATCAAGTTCTAAAACTGCTCCAAAATCACTAAGCGAGTCTGTAAATAGAAAATCTAATCTTTCTTCGATGATGCCTAGGCGAAATGATAATGTGGTTACCGAGTCCCTGTCATTTGCTGATAGAATGAAAAAACTCGCTGGTATTAATTAAAACATTTTTGGAGGTATTAAAAAAATGTCTATTATAGAATCTCTAACAGAGGGTATGGTCCAACGCGATATGGCGAAAGAAGGTGCCGCTCTCTTAAACAAATGGAGCCAAACAGGACTTCTTGAAGGATTGGAAACAGATCACTCAAGAACGACTATGGCTCGATTGCTTGAAAACCAAGCCAAGGAACTTCTTCGTGAAGCTTCTACAATGGCTTCTGGGGATGTAGAAGGTTTTGCTTCTGTCGCATTTCCTATCGTTCGTCGCGTATTCGCCGGACTTATTGCTAATGATCTTGTAAGTGTTCAACCGATGTCTTTGCCATCTGGTTTGATCTTCTTCCTTGACTTTACAACATCAGCAGATGGTGCTGGTCTTCCAAGACTTGGATATCCAACTCCTGCTAGTTCACTCTATGGTGGTGGACGAATTGCTGCTCAAATTACCGGTGGTGTAATTTTGACTGGTCAAGATGCTGAACGCGGTCCTTACGCGCTCAACAACGGTTATTCATCTCCTACAGCAAGTATTGCTATTACAACAACACTTGTTGGTTCAGGTACTGTTGGTGAAGGTGGAACTTCTATTTTCGCATCACCACAGAAAGGCGCACTTGGTGGCACTGATTATGACAACATTACTCTTCTTGATTTTGATGTTGACCTTGTAAGTGGTTCTGCTTGGGCCGCTGCTACAGTTCCAAAATCACTACTTACAACTGGTCAATTCAATTTTGATGATTATATAACCATCTCTATGACTGGTTCTGGTGGAGCTACTGACGGTGCTCTTGTTCGACGATTAACTCGCGAAGATCCTTATAATTCTGCTAATGTACTTTTCATCTTGGGTGCTACTGGATCAGAAAACGCAACAGCCATGGCAACTGAGCTTGATGCTACAACTGCTGCTAACGCTGCTATCACTGATAACTTTACCAATGGTGGATCTGTTGGTTCTATTATTGGAACAGACACATGGGGATTAGAAAACAATCCTAACATTCCAGAAATCGACATCAAAGTTGATTCTGTAGCAATCACTGCTGTAACTAAGAAATTGAAAGCAAAGTGGACCCCTGAATTGGGTCAAGACTTGAATGCTTACCATAACTTGGATGCTGAAGTGGAATTGACTTCAATTCTTTCTGAGCAAATTGCTCTTGAGATTGATCAAGAAATCCTTGAAGATCTTATTCGTGGTGCTGAAGCTGGTGTTTATTACTGGTCTCGTTCACCGGGTCTTTTCGTTAATCGTACTACTGGTATTGAAGTTGGAGCTTCTTCTGCTGCTCCTGATTTCACTGGTACCGTATCAGAATGGTATGAAACCCTTCTTGAAACGATTAATGATATCTCAGCCCAAATCCATCGTAAGACACTTCGTGGCGCTGCTAACTTTGTAGTTTGTGGACCAGAAGTTGCTAACATTATGGAATTCACCACTGGTTTCCGAGCCAATGTAACTGCTGACGCAGACAAAGGTGACATCGGCGCTGTTAAGGTTGGATCTCTTTCAAGAAAGTTTGATGTATATGTTGATCCATACTTCCCACGGAACCTTGTTCTCGTAGGTCGTCGTGGTAATTCATTCCTCGAAAGTGGATATGTATATGCTCCGTATGTACCTCTCCAAGTGACACCTACCATCTTCGGCCCAGAAGACTTCGTTCCTCGCAAAGGCGTAATGACTCGCTATGCGAAGAAAATGGTTCGTCCTGACATGTACGGTCTTGTTATCGTTCGTGGACTTCTTGGTGAGTCTGGTTCTTCTGTCTAGTATTAGATAGTAACCTTTTTACTACTAACCCCTCGGTCTTCGGATCGGGGGGTTTTTTACTTACAAGACATACTAGTTATAATGAATCTTGGGATTCACAATGTATTTGACATGATTATAAACGGAGGGTTAAAACATGGGAAGTAGAAGAATAGGTCTTGCGAGAACGCAAGCATTGATACAACAATTAAAAAGAGAACTACAAATGAATGGTTCTAAATTTGTAGGAGAAAAAGAAAAGATAGTAGCGACCGCAGCGGCAAAGACATTAACTGCGGCTGATAGTGGGGCAACAATTGTTTGGTCTCATGATGCCGGTACAGGATTTAATATAACATTACCAAAATGCGCTACTGGTTTACGCTTTACCGTAAGATTTGAAATAGGAACAGCCATAGCTGGACATCATATCACGGTTGGTGATGCGGGAGATCGTTTTTTTGGAACAGCAACAGTTGTAAGTACAACTAATGATAAACTTGCTGTACAACAAAAAGCTAAAGCACTTACAGATGCTAAATT